CTTCGCATCTTAAAAGCAGAAGTCAATACTAAATTACACTGCCGACACCTCACACCTGACCCTTCTGAAACCCGGTGTACCATTGGTATTCGGGCGCGCAACCACGCCGAGGAACCAGTCGTAGGACACGATTGCTCGTGTCTGCAACATCGGGTTGCTCAGGTCAATGTCATTGTCGCCGAAGGTCTTGACGTTCACCTTGAAGCTGGGGTTCCGAGGAACTCGGTTGCCCAGCAACTCGGAGGCCATCATTGCTTCACGGCCAACGACATACGTTGCGTATCCAGTCTTACCCGTTGAGGGGTAATTGGCGTACGTCGGCACCGTCTGCGTGCGGATAATGCGAACTCCGCTCCACTCCAGCACCGTGTAGCCGCGAGTCATGTCCGACTTCAGGACAGACGCCCCGGCTTCGGAACGCTTCAGCACGTCAACGGCGGACCCGGCAGAGTTGTCCGACATGAAATCGTAAACAACGTACGGGTGCATCGCGCTCGTGTAGAGCCCGCCATCACGACCCGGAACCGCGTTGCCCATCAACTGGGACTCGCACTTACGGACTGTGTTGGACAGCATGAACTCGTTGTCGAGCAAGTCAATGGCTGCGGACGACTGCGCCACGACGGCTGCTTCGAAACCGTTAATCGCAATCAGGTTGCTCGTGAGAGCGCCCCGATACGAAAGGTTGCGGCTGGCATCCATCGTGATGTCCGCAAGGAACATCTGTTGAGCGACGTTTGAAATGCCAATCCAGTCGCCGTATTCATCAGCGAACGCATCGCTGAAGACTTGGGTCAACTGGAGGCTGGGACCCGGGATACCTTCGGACAGGTCGTAGGTCGCAGCAGCGAACGGCTGTTGGCCGTAGAACTGGAGCGTCCGACCAGACCGGCGAGGCAGAGGCCGGAAGTCGCACAATTCCTCAAGAAATGGAGTATTGAACTGCCATTCCAAAATCGCAGTGCGGTCATACGCAATCTGCGGGAAGGCAGCAAGGGTGGTGCTTTGAACGCCCGGGGGCAGAATCATGGTATTGTACCTCTCTCAATTATGGCGAGGTTAGTCAGTTTTCCATGATTCCGAGGGAGTTCTTATATTCGCTTCGAAGCGTAATGTTCTTTGAAGGCGTCATCAGGGTTTCGCCCTTGAGCGATTGTGTATGCCTTCCATGCGTCCAAAATCTCCGCTGGAGTAGCCTTCGGGTCAATGACAAATTGAGGGGCAACAGCCCGTTCAGTCGCTCCCGCACCTGTCACAGCCGGAGCCCCGCCGGATGCAGCCGCTCCCCCTACACCAAACAGTGAAGATGACGTTGCCGGAAGTTTTGAAGTTGAAGCAGTGGCAGCCGCTATAACCGGTGCCGCACCGCCCACAGCGATTCTTGCAGTCTCGGCAGCCGCAAGCCGTGCGGTCTCGGCAGCCGCAGCAGCCGCCGCAACACGTGCAGCCTCTGCCGCCGCTGGGTCTTCCGCCACTGGCTGGAAAAGCATGTTCGTGCGTCTCAACTCACCGAACGCTTGAGCAAGTGCCGTAGCTTTGTCCGGCGCATCCACGAGACCGAGTTCAATAATCTTCATGCCCATCAACTCTCGGTTCCGATCATCACCGGGCCACGTTGCGCCCGCAGGACTGCGTAAAAATGTTTCTGTGGCTTGTGCCCATGATTGTTCATACGCGGTGCCTTGGCTCTGTTCAACCGAAGCACGCAACGCATCAAGCGGAATGCCCTGTTTATCAAGGTAATCTCGCAATGCACCCGATTGTTCAATGTAATCCGCAGCGGAGATTTCACCCGCTTTGAATCGCCGATCAAGGTCCGCCTTCGCAACTATCTCAGCCGCAGCCGCCGCATCAGCAGCAGCTTGCTGAGCCACGGGGTCAACAATCTGTTCCTCCACGTGTGCGTCAGCTTGGATGTTGAACGCAACCCGATACGCATTGAGAATCACTTGGTCGAGTTCTTCTTGAGTATCGGCAGTGAATTCATATTCACGCCCGCCGATATTCTCGATACGAGAGAACCCGTCACGAGTTGCCGCAGCCTCGGCTTCTTTCCGGGCGGTCTCAGCAGCGGCGAGCCTTGCAGTCTCGGCAGCCGCCTGCTCAGCGGCGAGCGTCTGGGTAGCATTCGCCTGCTTGAAAACTTCGTCACGCACGAGGGCTTTCAAAGCCTCGGGGTCTGTGGCGTCGGCGATAGCCTTCTGCAACTCTGGGGTCATCACAAGATTTGTAGGTACTGGGTCGCTCATGGTAGTGCTCCTATGGGTCGTTCTCAATTATGGCGCAATTAGTCAGTTTTCGTAATAAGTTGTCAACAACTCTTACTTCTCGGTCGAGTCGTACGAACCCGCAATCCGATTATCCGCCATCTGGTCAAACGTCTCTAAAACTCGCTGCCGAACGTAGTCCCCAGTTTCAACGACTTCAGCAGGTGTCTTCTCCAGCGTAGCTTCTGCCGCCGTTCTCGCCTTCTCCAGATTCTCTCTGTCCTCAGCGATGCCAACAGCGATAGCATCATTGATTGCAGAGATGAGCAAAGCGTGATGCTCTTTCGCCGCTTGAGCACGGCACTTCAACATCATAACTTGCTGAGGGTCCCACCCGGGAAAGTCCGTGCAAATTGCCGTTGCCCCATCAACTAAGTCTTGAGAGATACGAAGGATTTCAAGAAACCCCGGATGGGCTCGCAGAGCCAGTAGACGATTTGCCCTCTCAATGTTCCGAGAGGTAGTAGGAACGTACGGTGTATCGCTCATTTTGTGCTCCGTTTCTTTTGGGCAGCCCGCCGCGCAGCCGACCATGGAATTCCTTTGTGCGATTTTTGTAGATTTTCGCGGTGCGTGTCTGAAAACTTTTTACCCTTCCAAAACAGATGTTTTCCTTCTAGTTTTTGTGCTGCACTCTGGTGCAATTTCCATAAATCTCGATCTGCATAATGTAAATGGGCATTTTGCAGTGATTCTAAACTGTGTTTGCAGCCCAAGGCATTCTTAAGTCCCTTACAGTTTTGATTTCCACGACTCGCCCGCCCCATCTTTTTTCTTGCTTCTAAAGTATGAGGTCCTGTGAATCCTTCGCCCCCGTCACAGATGTTATACCCGACATCGGGGTGTTGCGTTTTCAAAACCCGAATAAAATGCTTTTCCAACTCGTCAAGTTCTTGCCGGGATTCAACCCCCGAAACCAAGGGATGAATACTCCAAGTCTCGCGGGGATGCAATCGCATCGCTGCGTAAAGATGCGACCGTTTCCCTGAGTACCTATTCGCATCGTGATACTTCTGTGAAAGGTACTTCCCTAAATCAGTCTTCTTGTGCTGTCCAACATAACACTTCAAAGTCTCACGGCAAACAATCACATAGATGAACATTTGACTCTCCTCACTTATGGCAGGAATAGTCAAAAAGTTCGGGGGTCATCCAGAAAATGCACTCTTATCCATGTTGGCGAAGGCTCCCTTCGCTGCACGATCAAGACCTTGTTCCTCCGGTGTTGCAGCCATTGCTTTATCCGCAGCCTGCTGTTGTTTCTGCAACGCCATATCGTTTGCTTGGTCCGTGGTCTTCCCATGCTCATTCAAAGCATGTTTACCAGTTTCAATGAGCATGCGATTCTCGGCTTGGTTGTTATCAATGTCCTTCTTGACGGCACCTTGAGCCTGCATCATCGCCACTTTACCCTGTGATAACGCAGCCTGCGTATCAGCCATCGCTCGCTTCTTGTCTTCTTCATCCATCGGCACCACAATGTGTTCCTTGTACGGTGCGCCAAACGCATCAAACATCGCAGTGAACATGCCGTTCACGTCCAACTTCAAAGCCTGCACAGCCAGCATGTCCTTGGTTCCGGGGGCAGAAAGGAACGTTTCCAAAATACCCATGGTCTTATTCACGGCTTCGCGGGCAATAAGTCGGGTGCCCGCCGAGATTTCAACTCGGTACGTGCCGTTGAGAATATCCAACGGAGTTTGCTTGAATGCCTCACCCAATTCCTGTGAAAGCATCGCTCGGATTTGTGACGGCTTCAATTTTTGGTTGTTCTCAATGCAGAACTCCAAGAACGGAACGAAGACTTGCTCCGAAACTACGTCCACGAGGTCTTGCAGCTTGATGTTCTCGCCGCCGGTGATTGCTTCAACGCCGCCGGGTGTCCGCATGTCACCCGATTTGCCCGGATTTGACC